TAGAAGATATCTACACTAAAATTGAAACATTATCTAAAGGAGAAGACATTCAAATATCTGCTGAACTTGTGGATGAGTTTGGTGAGAGCATGAAAGATGCTTTGCTGCACTGGGCTACGCCTAGAACACAAAATAAAGGCTTACGCATGAGTAATATAGGTAAGCCTTCTAGACAGCTTTGGTATGACATGAAGAACGACAACTCTTTTAATACTGTAGACGCCCCTACTCAAATTAAATTTTTGTATGGCCATCTTTTAGAAGAACTCCTGCTTTTCTTTGTGCGTCTGTCTGGACACAATGTAGCCGACGAACAAAAAGAAGTTGTAGTTAATGGCATTAAAGGTCATATGGATTGTAAAATAGATGGCGAAGTAGTAGATATAAAAACTGCATCAGGCTTTGCATTTAAAAAGTTTTCACAGGGAACTCTTGGAGAACAAGACGATTTCGGATACCTGTCACAGCTTGCTGGCTATGAAGAAGCTGAAGGTACAGATGCCGGGGGTTTTCTTGTGATCAATAAAGAATCAGGCGAACTTTGTTTTTATCAGCCCGATGATATGGATAAGCCTGATATTAAAACCAGAATTAAAGAAATAAAAAGTTCTATTAAGCTTGCAACTCCTCCTGAAAAATGCTACACTCCACTACCAGAAGGTGCTAAAGGCAATGAAAAACTGCCTCGCCCCTGTACTTACTGCCCCCACAAGTTTGAATGCCACGCCGATGCAAATGATGGCGAAGGCCTTAGGGTATTTAAATACGCTAGTGGGCCTGTGTACTTAACTAAAGTTGTATCTAAGCCTAGAGTAGAGGAGCTATGAATAGTAAAACAATGAAAAAAATAAATAACCATGCTGACTTTTTGCTTTTAGGTTGGTTAAAAACTTTAATTCCAGAAGAAGAACATGAGAAAGTAAACTTAAAAAATCTTAATTCTTTTCTTCCCGAAGCTAATTATTTTTTTGTGAATAAATCTGTGCGTTTAAGTTTTTACAGTCCTAAATGGGTCAGGAAAAGTTTAAAGAAATTAGTATCACAAGGAGAGCATCTTCAAGATATAACTATGACAGACTTAGAAAATTTAGCTAAGAAATGACAGCAAACAAAAAAGTAAGAAGCGGCAAACGTAAAGCAAGAGTCCCTCGCCCTAAGAAAATTTTAGCTCCCAATAACCACAAATACGATTCTATTTGGGAAGCTGTTCTGCATGAGTCAATACTTAAAGATTGGGAACACCATGTTGATCATGTAGAGTATGTAATTGAACACAAATATGAGCCTGATTTTGTACGTGTAATTGAAGGGAAGAAAATTTTACTAGAGTCTAAAGGTAGATTTTGGGATTTTGCAGAGTATAATAAATATGTGTGGATTAAAAAAATACTTCCTAAAGATACAGAATTAGTTTTTTTGTTTGCTAATCCTTCTGCTCCTATGCCGGGAGCAAAGCGCAGAAAAGATGGCACTAAAAGATCCCACGCTGAATGGGCGTGGAAGAATGGGTTCAGATGGTTTAGTGAAGACAGTATCCCTGATTCGTGGATTGATGTAAAAGCTAAAGAGTCTGAAGAGTTTAAAAATAGAAACAGTAAACTTAACTTGGAGATGGAATGAGTATTGATGACGCAACACCAGAAGAGTGGAACAACCTCAAACTTAACACTGTTATAGCTGATGCGTGGAATAAAACAGAAGAATGGGAAGGCACTAATGACCATCCCCTGTATGGTGATAAGTTTGTGCATGACGTACACAGTATTGAGTCTGCCCCAGACATGGTAGACAACCCAGAGCATTATAACAACGGCGACATTGAGTGCATTGATGCAATAGAGGCGATGCTTACTCCTGATGAGTTTGTAGGTTATCTGCGTGGTAACTCTTTGAAGTACCGCTGGAGATTCAGATACAAGAAAAAACCTATAGAAGATTTACGCAAAGCTCGCTGGTACGAAGAGCGATTGCTCAAGTTCTTGATGGAGAATCAGGATGTCTTGGGATAGGAAAGCAGAGCGCACTGAAAGATTTAATAAACGTAAACAATCTAAAAATAAAGCACGTACTAAGGGGTACAGACAGGCACAATTAAAAGAGAAGGATGACGTTGATGACATTAAAAACTGGGAAAATGGATTACCTAGGCATAGAGATAGACTACGATAAAGAAGAATTACTTAATGAGTTTTCTTTACAAACTTTAAAAGATAGATATTTTTGGGAAGATGAAACACATGCTCAAGAAGCTTTCGCACGGGCTGCTGTATACAGTGCTACTTATCAAGGACATACTGACTTCAATCTTGCGCAGCGACTTTACAGTTACGCAAGTTCTAATTGGTTCATGTTTAGCACTCCTATCCTTAGCAACGGGGGAACCAAGCGTGGTTTACCTATCTCTTGCTTTCTTAATTATGTTCCTGACTCAAGGCGTGGCCTATCTGATCACTATGATGAGAACATATGGCTGGCTAGTTCAGGTGGAGGCCTCGGTGGATATTGGGGTGATGTTAGGAGTAATGGGGTATCTACTGCTAACGGTAGTGAGTCTACTGGTAGCATACCATTCATGCATGTCGTAGACAGTCAGATGCTTGCCTTTAATCAAGGCGTTACTAGGAGAGGATCTTATGCAGCGTATATGGACATTAGCCATCCAGAGATTGAAGAGTTTATTGCAATGCGAAAAACTACTGGTGGCGATCTCAACCGCAAGTGTCTTAATCTACATAACGGGGTTAGTATTTCTGATGAGTTTCTTTACTCTGTCCAACACGACCTCCCTTGGCGGCTGATTGATCCTAAATCAAAGCAAGCAGTAAAGACTGTAGCAGCGCGTGACTTGTGGTGGCAGCTAATACATACCAGAGCAGAAACAGGTGAGCCATATATTGTTAACCTTGATCGTTGTAACGAGGCTCTACCGCAACAGCAGAAAGACTTAGGACTTAAAGTACGTCAAAGTAATTTATGTTCTGAGATTACCTTACCTACTAGCGAAGAGCGCACAGCAGTTTGCTGCCTGTCCAGTGTTAACCTAGAATACTTTGATGAGTGGAAAGATGATGAGTTATTCATCAGTGACCTAGTTACCATGTTGGATAATACACTAGAACACTTTATTGATAATGCTATACAAACAGTAGGTATATTAGAACAGTGCGATACCTTACAGGAGTTTAAGTATCATGTTGACTTGGATAAAAAAGGTTTTACAAAAGCCGCTTATAGTGCATATAGAGAACGTGCGATTGGCCTTGGTGCGATGGGCTTTCATTCTTATCTTCAACGT